TAGGTTGGAGGAGGTTGGATCTGAGATGGGAGAACCTGACTGCAAACTTACAGACCCATATGAGTTGAAAGGTGAGTTTCTAGAGTCATGGCCTTCATTCTCAATGCAGAGATCTATGATGGTACACTCAGATAGTTTCCTAACTATATTAGAACCAGATAAAAATCATTTGGATAAGTATCAAGCGATGACTGCCACCAATGTTAGTAAAACATAATCATGAACCTTGGGAATTCATGGAAATTGAGGATTTTCTCCCACCAAAAGAATTCCAGAACATACAAGAGTTAGCAAAAGAAGAACTGAACAGGTATTATGTTGTGGGACAAAATACTCCAAGGGGTAAGTATATCAGATACCTAGACGAAGATATATTACCACAAGCAAACGATGTGTTTGGTTTGTTGAAAGGAAGAGAAGCGACAGGTGAAGTAAAAAAGATATTACATTGGGCAATCACACCACCTGGCGTACACTATCCAACACATATTGACAACAGACAAAGACTAAGCACAATAGCATATTATATTGCTCCAGAAAAAAACACGGGCACAATTTTATGCAAAAACCCAAGTACGAATGACAATGGAGATCACAATGCTCCTAATCTTCCTACAGAATCTGAGATTGAGATAGAATGGAAACCTAATAAAGTTTTCTTACATTGTGGAGGTGCTGGTAAATGGCATAGGTATTATGGTGGTGACGAACCCAGAGTTATAATATCAACATTCATAGTGCAAGTTGATAAAATAAAGAAAGGACACTGGGACTTGGAACATCTGATTGATTTATGAAAAACTTAAAAATATTATGGTTATACCCTAACCAACATATGAGAGTGACACCACCAGGTGGTGTTGCAATTATAACTGCTTGTTTGAAAAGAGCAGGTTATCATAATATAGAATTGTTTGACGCTACATGGTATCCAGTAGACACAAGTGCACCAGAGTTTGCAAGACCTGATAGGGATATTGAAAGATCTAAGAGACAGATGTTTCCTGAGTATAAGTGGGAGAGGAGTGATTTAGATCCTAATATGTTCATGCTTGAAGATGTTGATATGTATACTGCATGGAGACAGAAAGTTATAGATTTCAAACCAGACGTTATCATATCATCAGTTGTTGAGGATACTTATTATCTGTGGAGAAAATTCATGGATCAAATCACAGATAGGAAATTTATAAGTATCGCAGGTGGTGTTTTTTGTACATATTTTCCACAAGCATTTGAGGGTAAGTGTGATTATATCTTGAGAGGTGAGGGTGATGAGGTAGTTCCAGAATTGATGGATCTTATTGAGCAAGGTAAAGATGGTCATCACTTGATGAACGTACATCCTAATCCGATGAGACCTGCAATGAATGTCAACACATTGCCACCAACAGATCATACTATATTTGATGAGAGATCATTGTATAGACCATTTCAAGGAAAGATAATAAAGATTGCTACAGTTGAGACACAACGTGGTTGCCCATTCAAGTGTAAATTCTGCAACTCACCATCTAATGCAGCACTCTACAAGGGTGAGACAGACAGTCTGTTTTTTAGAAAGAGAACAGTACAACATCAAGAGGAAGAAATTATAGATCTAATTGAGAAGCACGACATAGAAGTTCTATGGATAGTGACAGATACGTTCCTCACCATGTCAAAGAAAGGTTTTGATGAGTGGGCAGAGATGTATTCAAAGTACAAACTACCCTTCTTTACACAGACAAGACCTGAGTTGTTGTCACCATACCAAGCAAAGACATTGAAAGAACTTGGATGTTTGAAATTGAACATGGGTGTAGAACATGGTGATCCAAAGTTCCGTAGAGAAGTAATAGGTAGAATATACGATAACGAAAAAGCAATAGATGCTTTCCGTATTGCAAGAGAAGCAGGTCTTTCCACGACTTGTAACTTTATCGTAGGATATCCATATGAAACCATGGAAAATTGTATGCAGTCGGTTGAACTAGCTGCAAGACTAGGATGCAATGATACTAACGCTTTCATTTACACACCTTACCATGGCACACCGATGAGAGATATGTGTGTCCAAGGTGGTTTTATTGAGGATGATTTGATAGTTGAAATGAGAAGTGACAATCAGGGAACATATTTGAACATGCCAAAACCTTACATGAGCAGGGAGGAGATACAATATATGTTCGATAATTTTGTTAGACTATTCCGTGAACGTGAAAGAGAGTTGAAAGGAGAGACAATCTCTGCTACACTCACTGTATGAGATATTATACAAATGTCCAGATGGTCGGGAACGATTTTCTCGTCCGTGGATATGAAGGTGGAAAAAGTTTTACATCGAGGGAGTCTTTTCAACCCACGATGTTTGTTCCTAGCAAGAAAAAAACAAAATATAAAACGTTAGATGGTAATTATGTGCAGAGTATCCAACCTGGCACTGTACGTGATACAAGAGAATTTATTAGAAGTCATGAGGGTGTAGAAAACTTTGAGATATATGGTAACAACAGGTACATATATCAGTACATTTCTGACAGATACCCAGAGAATGAGATAAAATTTGACCTCAAGAAGATGAATCTTGTGACCATTGACATTGAGGTCAAGTCAGAGAGTGGATTCCCCACTGTAGAGAAGTGTGATGAGGAGATGTTACTCATCTCACTACAAGATTACAACACTAAACGTATTCTGACGTTTGGTGTAGGTCCTTACAGGACACAGGACAAGATGGTCAAGTATGTGCAGTGTAATGATGAGTATGATATGCTCACACACTTCATAAACTATTGGTCTAAGACACCTCCAGAGGTAGTCACAGGGTGGAACTGTCAATTATATGATATACCATACCTTGCTAAGAGAATTACAAGAGTGTTAGGTGACAAAGCATGTAAGAAACTGTCACCATGGGGATTGGTCACACATGAAGAAATCTATATGGCAGGTCGTCCACACCTCATGTATGACATCGGAGGTGTGACAGTCCTAGATTACATGGATTTGTACAAAAAATTTACCTATAAGGCACAAGAATCATACAGACTCGACTACATTGGTGAGGTAGAACTAGGACAGAAGAAATTAGACCACTCTGAACATGATACATTCAAGGAATTTTATACAAAAGCATGGAATAAATTTGTAGATTATAACATCCAAGACGTTAGAATCGTTGACGGACTGGAAGAGAAGATGAAACTGATAGAACTCGCTATCACCATGGCATTTGACGCAAAGGTAAACTTTACAGATGTGTTTTATCAGGTTAGAATGTGGGACATGATCATCTACAATGATCTGAAAAAGAAAGGTATTGTAATACCACCCAAGAAAGAGCATGACAAAAGCGAAAAGTATGCAGGTGCCTATGTCAAGGAACCTATACCTGGTATGTACGACTGGGTTGTTTCTTTTGACCTCAACAGTCTGTATCCTCACCTTATTATGCAGTACAATATATCTCCAGAGACTGTTTTAGACGAGAGATTCCCGTCTGTTTCTGTTGATAAACTGTTGAATGAGGAGGTAGATCTATCTGGTCTGAAGGACGTTACTGTCTGTCCTAATGGTGCCATGTTTACTACAAAGAAACGTGGTTTCCTACCCAAATTGATGGAGAAAATTTACAATGAACGTGTCATCTTCAAGAAAAAGATGCTTGAGGCGAAGAAGGAGTATGAAAAGACCCCTACAAAGCGTCTCGAAAAGGAAATTGCAAGATGTAACAACATCCAAATGGCGAAAAAGATTCAACTTAATAGTGCCTATGGTGCTATCGGGAACAACTATTTTCGTTATTATATGCTTGCGAATGCTGAAGCGATTACTCTCGGAGGTCAGTTCAGCATTCGGTGGATCGAGCGTAAAATCAATCAATACATGAACAACGTACTAAAAACGGAGGAAAAAGACTATGTTATTGCCAGTGACACTGATTCTATTTACCTGCATATGGGTGATTTGGTCAGTAGGGTATACGAAGGTAGAGAAAAGACTACTGAGGGGATTGTTTCGTTCATTGATAAGGTG